ACCAGTACCAAAACTTCTTCAGCAAGAAATTGCTGACCTACGCTGTTGAGGCACTTGTGTTGGATCAATTCGGTGAAAAAGCTCCGTTACCTGCGAAAGCTGGAAACAAGGCTATCACTATGTTTCGCTACGGCTCACCTTCGACTAGCGCGATTGAGAGTTTGACTGAAGGCACTGCGCCTTCCGGCACTCGCTCACTGACGCTCTCGAAGATCGAGAAAGCACTCACTCAGCGTGGGCAAGTCGTTAAGCTGACGGACATCCTGACTGCTACCGACCTGTTCAACAGCTTGCAACAAAGCATCAAGACCTGCGGTGAAGACGCTGCTCTTGATCTGGACACCATCACGCGCAACGTGCTTGTTGGTTCCAACGCTGCTGGTGACGCTAAGGAGAATGGTGATGGAAACGCTCTCGACAACAGTGACACTCTTACTGAGATGTACGCTGATGGCGGGACTGACTACACCACGTTTGAGGCTACCACTTCGGGCAACACGCTCGACGCTGGTGCGATCCTCGACGCCGTGACTAAGCTGAAAGTAAACCGCGCTAACCCCGTTACTAGCGGGCATTATGTGTGTGTTGCTTCTCCGCAAGTTCTGAGCGACATCATGAAGATCAATGAGTGGTTGAACGCTGCTCAGTACAGCAATGTTGGCGAACTCTATAAGGGTGAAGTTGGCTCGTTGTACGGTGCTAAGTTCGTGATGACCACCAACCCATTCATCAGCGGTATCGCTGGTGCTGCGGATGATGATCGCTTCGACTACGATAGCTCCGGTGGTGGCGGTTTGGCTGCTGGCAAGGACGTTCACGCTTCCTTGTTCCTCGGCCAACAAGCCTACGGTGTGCCTGATCTGGGTACGCAGTCTCCGTTCAGCCCGAAGGTGATTATCACCGACGAAGCTGATAAGAGCGATCCGTTGAATCAAGTGACCAATGTCGGTTTCAAAACCTTCTGGTCTACCTTGCGTTTGAACCCGAATCATTACATTGTGATGCGAAGCAAAACCGCTTCCGTTGCGTAGTAATTATCAAAGCGGGTGGCGCGGGAAACTGCGCCACCCGCACTTTATTAAAATGATTAAGATTCCATTATCGGCCTTGTCCGAAGAAACCGATTCCGGCGAAGGCGTTGCGCCAGAGACTGGCGACACTGTTGCGCTCGGCGTTGTTGAGGGCGAAGTTATGGCTTTAGACGGCGAAGACGTTCATGTAGAGCTTAAAACCGCTGGCGGCCAGCCCATCGAATATGTCGAGTCTGCTCCTGAAGCCCCTGAAGAAGAGGTTGGCGAGGGAGTAGAGGAAGCAGAGCTTCTTGCTGCTGCTGAGAAAGCAGACGAAGAAGAAGGTTACTAATGCCTATTTACTCTTTTGTTTCGGAAGAGGGTGACGTAATCGAGAAGGTTGTTCCGCGAGGGACAGACTCGGTTGACATCGGCGGCAAAAAATACAAGAGGTCGATTGTGAATGAGGGCTTCTCCATTGGGAGTTTAGTCAGCATTCCGACACCTGCGGAACAAGTTAAGCAGGGTTATCACAAGCTTGAGCAAACGGAAGGCTCAAGTTTTTTGCGTAAATCGCAGTTTAGTACAAAACAGATTAAAAAAGCTTGGGGGTTTTAAATGGCTGGCAAGAAGACGATTACCAATTTAAGTGAGTTAACATCGGCAGCATCCGATGATGTATTGCCGATTGTGGACGTTAGCGATCAGTCGGTAACGTCTTCTGGTGAGACTAAGAAGATTACCGTTACAAACCTTAGAGGTTCTTTATCTGGAATAACGACATCTCAGCTAGACGCTTCCTCAGTCGTGACTGAAAGCGAAGGTATTGCTAGTAACGACAACGATACCACACTGCCGACAAGTGCTGCTGTTAAGGACTACGTTGACACAAACGTAACCGCTCAAGACCTAGACATTCAAGGTGACAGCGGAACTGGGGCTGTTGATCTTGATTCTCAAAGTTTAGACATTGCCGGAGGCTCAAATGTTACGACTGCTGCGAGCGGGCAAACATTAACTGTTAATTTAGACAGCACACTTACTGGCCTGACTTCAGTTACCTCAACAGGGTTCACTGGAGACCTTACCGGAGACGTAACAGGGAACGTGACTGGAAACGTGACTGGAAACGTGACCGGAGACGTGACAGGCAATGTGACTGGTAATGTTACCGGAGACGTAACCGGAAACGCTGACACAGCTACCGCGCTTGAAACCGCAAGAACAATAGCGGGAACCTCGTTCAACGGCAGCGGCAATATTGATATTGAGGCTGTTAATATAAAATCAACAGCAGAGTCTGGCGGCACTAAATTTCTTAGAGAAGACGGGGATGGCACTTGTTCGTGGCAAACGGTCAGCGCAGGCGGCACTGTAACTTCTGTTAGCGGCACGGGAACAGTAAGCGGCCTTTCCCTTAGTGGAACTGTTACATCAACTGGCAACCTGACTTTAGGCGGAACTTTAGCAGCAGACCTCACGAGCGATGTTACTGGGACACTTCCCGTGGCCAATGGCGGAACTGGGCTTACTAGCATTGATACCTTACTTAACAGCAATACTACCGCTAGTGATGTAGGTTTAGGCAACGTCGAAGACACTGCACTATCTACTTGGGCGGGATCAACAAACCTTACGACATTAGGAACGGTTACAGCGGGAACGTGGCAGGGAACTGCAATTGCTGATGGTTACATCGCTGATGATGCAGTAGACGAGGCGAACCTCAAAGTCAGCAACACGCCCACCGATGGTTACAGTCTGGTTGCGCGAAGCGGAGAAACTGGTGGGCTGAAATGGGAATCTGTTTCGGGTGGTGGCGGTACTCCAGCAGGATCAACAGGTCAGATACAGTTTAATGATGGCGGCAGCTTTGGTGCTGATTCTAATCTGACGTGGGACGACTCGAATAATAGGCTGGGGCTGGGAAATAGCTCACCGTCATATCCGCTTGAGATTGCTAATGGAACACCGGAAGTTGCCTTGGAAGATACTTCGTCGGGTGGCAGCTTCAGACTAAAGTTGGACGGGGTTGGTGCTTCTATAAATAATTATAGTAATAATGGGAATTTAACATTCGGTACTACGGGGACAGGGGATTTTGTATTCAATACTGGCAACGTAGGCATAGGAGGGACACCAACTGACGGGCCATTACATATATTCAACGCACACTCTGGCGCGCAAAGAACTGTTACCATTGAAAATACAGGTGGAGGCGATGCTGCTATCCAATATGAAGCATCGGGCGGAAATGTTTGGGTCAGTGGATTAGACAACTCTGATTCGGATAAGTTTAAGATTTCGCAAAATGAACTTGGGGACGTAGATAGACTTACCATAGACACAAGTGGCAATTTGGGCGTTGGCACTAGCTCGCCATCTTACGCCTTAACAGTAAAAGACGGCACTACCAACTACGCTGCACTAGGAGATGCCTCGTCTACTGATGGAGCATCGGCACTGCACCTTCTCCCTGCTAGCAACAAAACAAGCTGGTCGATTGGTGCTAACTTTAATTTAGCAGATGGTTTTAACATTACCCCATCCACCGCCACTGGAGGTGAGACATTCTCAAACCCTGCACTTGCGATTAGCTCTTCTGGTGAAGTTGGCGTAGGCGTAACTGATTTTTCAGGATCAGGAGCAAACGCAAAACTAGCTGTCAACGCTGGCTTCATTAACGTCGATGATGACTATGGATTAGTGTTCGGCGGCGGAACTGGTCGCCCTGCGATTCAAGGTAGTAAGGCTGATGGTGAGATTTATATTACGAACGCGAATCTTGGCATAGGCACTAGCTCACCAAGCGCAACTCTTGATGTAACTGGGGCGACTAATGACGGTAACTCCCTATCGCAGTTCACTCAAACAGGAACAGGGAGAGGTCTTAGTGTTCTAAGAAATGTTGAATCAGCCACTAGGCAGATGGTTTCTTTTGCCCAAATACACGCCTCTGGTGGATCACAACCAGCCGTGCATATCCAGCAAGCTGATTCGGATGAGATAGCTCTTGGGATAGATACTTCTGGTTCGGTTTCTTCGCCTACATTCTCTGTTAAAGGTAGCGGTGAAACTATTGGCGGCGGCCTGAAGTTAAGCGGCGGGGTGTTTGGTCACGGTTCAAGTGATGCCTCTTCAATCACGCTTGTGGGCGGCAACTCCTCAAGCACCAGTGG